GTACCCGGTATGCTGGTTCGTTACCCGGTTGAACGTGAACGCATCCCAGCTAATGCCGGGGAACTGGTCCGCCGCAGCGTAGAGGATCTCCATCAGGCTCCAGGCCACTTGTTGCATGTCGATGGAGCAGTATCCCGTCTCCGGCATGTGGGTGGAGCCTGAGTTATCGAGGGCGATGTTGATGTGCTTCCGGTACTGCGTGCCGGTGTAGGTCTCCTCGCCCCAGCCGGAGCCGTCGACCATGAGCATGGCGGGGTCATCGATGAGGTCGCCCTGCTCGAGGTCTAGCCTGTCCCGGCTGCGGGTACGGGATTGGAGGGCGTCGATCAGCACCGCCGCAGCCTCGAGGAGGTTGGTCTTCCTGGCGTTGCTGGCGGTGGCCTGAAGGCCCCGGCTCTCCGCCTGCGTGGCGGCATCGATCTCCGCCTTGGTCATCGTGGACTCGTTGTATTCCTCGAGCAGCCCCTGCCGGATGATCATGGCCTGCTCGCTGCCGTGGTCGAGGCCAAGCAGATCGATGATGCCCCGTTGCTGCGTCCGCAGGTAGATGTCTGCGAGTTCATCCTTGCCCGCCTTAGCCAGGTACGTGGAGCGCTTGATGGCCCGCCCGTATCCGCCGCCCGTGCTCCGCTTGGCTGCCTTGTAACCCTGGTCTGCCTTAGACATTACGTGCCTCCCTAGTGTCGTTGTTGGTCTGCCTGTCGAGTAGCCGCCATGCTTCCTGAGCCTGCTCGATGATCCGGGCGACGGCCTCCCGGTCATGCTTGGTATCGATCTTGGTGGTGATGCTCTTGGTGAGCAGGGTCCAGAACATCGCCGTGGAGTTGCCGATGCGGGAGTACATCTCCGCTGCCTGAAGGGCCCGGCGTGGGCTTATCTGGTACACGATTCGGTTCGATTCCCAGTTGCGGTACAGCGCCTCGACCACCATCACGGCGATGCGCCGTACGTTGGCATCGTCTACACCGTGCGATGTCAGCATGGCATCGAGGCTGTCGCCCAGTAGGGGCGGCACCTCTATGCTCCAGAACCTATCGGCGAACGCCTCGTTCAACCGCTTGCTACCGGCGTAGCCGGGGTTGCGGGTCACAAAGCATCGGAAGTCCGGGTGTACGGGCACCACCTGCCCGTTAACCGTGAACGTGGAGCCCTCGCTGCCGGGGTGGTCGAGCATCCCTAGCAGGACGGCGATGGCGTCCGGCTCCGCCATGTTGACCTCGTCGATGAGGGCCCACGCTCCGCTGCGGGCAGCGGCTGCGAACTCGCTGGCCTGAAACACCGTCGACCCGTTGCGGAGCCCTGCCCCGCCGATGAGGTCACGCTTACGCAGGCCACCGTCTGCCGTGACCACGGCCAGCCTGCGGCGTTGCGTAGCCGCCAGCTTGTGGACACCCAGGCTCTTGCCGGAGCCTGCCGGGCCCAGCAACTCGACATGCCCAAAGCTGCTCGCGGCCTCCAACTCTGCGAGCCAGGGCGGATCGATGTATCCGCCGTTGATTTCGCATGCCGCATCCGGCACCAACGGCCAGATCGCCTGCTCCGATGTGTCTCCTGGCACCACCCTGTCCATCGCCTCGCGGTAATCGTCCGCCAGGGCGGCGATGATGTCGGCCTTCATCGTCGACGTGACGCCGTACTCACGGCCCCACTCCCGAAGCGTAGCGATCCCTACCGTCTCCAACTCTGAGCGTCTCATGCTCAACCTCCCATGTATGCCCGCCGCCCGGCCTTGAGATTTCCGGGCTGGCGTTTCGACCGGGGCCGATGGGCCCCGGCTCCCTCACTGGGGCGGGCTAATCGACCGGGTACAGGTTGGGCCCGGAGAAGTCCGCGAACCGGACCCGCAGCTTGTCCTTCATCTCGCCTAGCGTGTCCTGGCTGGGGCCCTCAGTGCTGGCGAGTCCTGGCAGCCGGTCCGCGTAGATGCGATAGAAGCGCCAGCTTGCGGCCTCCATGTAGCGCCGCTGAGCGCCCTGGATGTACCCAACTTCGATCCCGTCGACGAGAACCGTGTACCTGCCCGGCGTGTACGTGTTATCGGGCCCACGGCCCATGCCCCTGACGGCCTCGCGGCGCTTGGTAAACGTGACTTTTTCCATGTTCATATCTGACCCTCTTTCTTGGTGCTGCCTCGTGGTCTCTTCCGCCACCATCCGGGCTGCCGTGTCCATCGCATCGGTGCGGTCATCGGTGCGGTACTCGCAGGCCTCCACGGTGCCGTCTTTGCCTTGTATCGGGACGCCGGAGACGGTGACCCGTACGACGTACTCGCCCCAGTCCTGATCGAACCGCACGTTGCTCCTGATCCTGCTTGTCTCGAATGTTCCCATGTCAGTGCCTCCACTGTGGTTTTATTGGGCAGTTTTATGTCATGCCCAGGACGTGTATGTAGCGAGCTAAATCAGGCCGATCCTCCGGGCCTCGTTGTCCTGGTATGCGTCCTCCTGTGCCTGCTCAACGGCAGCGTCGTTGTCGGCAAGCTCGTGGCGCCCCTTCAGCAGGCGGTGTATCGCCTGTGCCTCACGCTTACCGATGCGCGGATCTGCGTTGATCGCTGCCGTAATTGCCTGCTCGTTGTACTGTGCCATTGTGTCCTCTTTCCTGGCCTCGTTGGGCCTATGTTTTCGACCGTCTAGATCAGGTCCGTTTGTGCTGCCTCTAGGGTGTCCACCGTCACCAACAACGGCGCGCACTGGGCGCACCCAGGGCACAGGCCGTCATCGTCCCCTTTCGTGACCTCTTTGGGCCGTTGTTTTGCCGATCTACTCGTCTTCAATTATCACGATTGATTTGGCAGGCCGTGACGCGCCAGCACAGAGCTTGCATTCGGCGCATGTCCGCACTCGTTCGCCGTTCTTCTTTGATGGGCAAATTGCCTCGTTGCTTGCGACGTTTTCGTAGTCATCCGCGAGACGATAGTAGCGTACGTCCGGGCCGTGGATTGCTTGCAATTTCTCGACGGTATTTGTGGAGTCCACGCTAGCCATTACGTACTGGAATAGACGCACATCAAAGAACGGTTCCATCCATTGGTGAGTGTACGCGGTATGGAACGGAGCGCGGGAGAATAATGCATGCCAAATCTCGTATGGAATCATGCCCGGGTCACCGTAGTCACCGCCGCGAATACCGACACCGTTTGCAGCACATAAATCGCCCGCTTCTTCAGGTGTCATTCGGACGTATCCGGTCGAGGATTCTTTGCGCCATTTTGCCGCTATTCCGTAGACTACATTTACGTAGCAGATTCGCTCGAACTTGCGCGTGGTTTCGTTCCATGTATAGCGCAGCGGACAGCCTCCGCAGATGGATACATCCGCATCGGTTTTGATCGCTTCCCATGGATGCATATCGGAGCGGATAATTGACACCTGAGCCATGCGTCCAGTTTTATCGTTTTGACTGCTCCCATCCATGTTAGTTATGACCGCCATAATCGGTCCGTTATCGTACGGGCTGAGACCTTCCCAAATCACTGCGGAATTGACTCGCTGTTTGCGTTGTTTTGTGACCATTTTTCGCTCCGTTTCTGCGATGTTTTTATCGCTCATTTTGACCGCCAATTTGTCGCCTAGTTTCGCCATGTCTCATGCTCCTATTTCGCTTCATATTCGGCTGTTGGCCGTTTGAACATTGTCGCAACATGGGCTCAGGAGTTCAAGTTTGTCTAGTTGGAGCCGTCGAGAGGTCCTAATCGACACCCAAAAGCGAGGGCCTCGATCAGGAGCGGCCAGGAGTGGAGAGCGTAGGAGTCAAGGCCTGTCCGAGCAATTTAAAAAGCACGACGCCCCAAATCATGCCGAATCAGGCCCCATTCCAGCCCATACACGCGCCCGCGCAAGCGATTCCGCCCCAAACGTCGTCCAGGAGCGCCAGGCCGCGCCCCCGCCTGAGCGCTTGGCCGCGCGCCGGGCTCTCCGAGCCCGCCAATAGCGCATTCCGATGAGCTATTGGTGAGAAGGGATTACGAAGGGCGATTGTGGATTACGTTTGCCTGTGATCGTTCGTGGGCACGGGAGGGGGGAGGTTCTGGGGGGACGTTCGTGGAAGCCAATAGCAGGAGCAGTGCATTCTTATGCGCTGTGGGCAGGAAGAGCGGCAGCAAGTGTTGTGATCAATCGAGGGTAGGGGTATGGCTTAGGGATAGTGTAGGTGTGTCAAGGATACCCATGACAGGTTTTTCCGACTAAAGACGCTATTGACAGGCGTGCGCTAGGTGTGCAGTATCACGAGGTGTAGGAGCCAGTTATGCCGTATTACCCAGTAATAGAGGGTAATATTACGGTAATTACTTACCCCCCCATGGCTATATAGCCAGGGGTAAGTAATACGAGTAAGAGGAGAGTAATGCCTACCGGAGACACGGAAGGGCTGAAGGCTGGAAGGACGCGCCTTAACCGAGAGCGCCAGATCGATGGTGCTGATCGTAAGAGGATATTCCTTGCGGCATACGAGGAGCACGGGACGGTGGCGAAGGCCTGCGAGGCAGCGGGTATCGCCCGTTCGACGCAGCGTGTCTGGATGACGGACCCTGACTTCGTCGATGTCTTCGAGCAGTCGAGACGTGCCTTTGCGGAGTATCTCGAGCAGATAGCTCTCGACAGGGTGAAAGATCCGCATGGGAATCGTGGGAGTGATGTGCTTCTGATAGGGCTACTGAATGCGAATTGGCCGCAGAAGTACCGCCAGACATCTGCTCTGGATCAGGATTACGCCCGCGAGGTGCTGAGTGAGATGAAGCGGGTGTTCAAGCAGGAGAAGGTCGAACAGCCGCCGCAGGAGACGGAGCTTTCGGTGCCGATGGAACGGACGCTTGCACAGATATTGGAGAAGCGCAGCCATCCACCTGAGAAAAGGAAAGAGCAAGAAGGCGAACAGCCGGAACATAAGGACGTGGAGTAGACATGGCGAAGGATTACAGTGTGTGGGTAGCGCTGGCGAAGGAGCCCCTACCTAAGGAATCGAGGGGCAGATGCAGGAATTCAAAGAACTGCAAGCAGATAGATGCGATATTGGGGAGTGGTTACTGTGTCGATTGTTGGGATAGAGGGTGGCCGCACCCGGAAAAAGAAGAAACGCGGTAAGAACATGAGCCTGGTGTGCGTATACGAGTACCACCCGGATTGTAGGAAGCCGGACTGCGGGTGTAGGTGTCACAAGTGACCACGTCCACTACGGGGAAGAAGCTACGTGATTACCTCTTTGAGAAGGTGGGCTTCGCGCCTACGGACGAGCAACGGGCCATCCTCGAGTCCCCTTTTCGGTTTAATCTTGTGGCAGGTGGCGAGCAGGCGGGCAAGTCTCTTATCGCCTCGAAGTATCTCCTCGGACGTATCGCCGAGACCGAAGGGAACGGGCTGTACTGGCTCGTCGCAGCGGACTACGAACGAACGAGAGCAGAGTTTGAGTACCTGATAGAGGACTTCTCCGCGCTCCGTATCCTTTCTTCCGCCTCCAAGCGGGTCGATCCGGGGCACTTGGTATTGGGGGACGGCACCCGGATAGAGACGAAGTCCGCGAAAGACCCCCGTACGCTGGCGATGAGGGCCCCGGACGGGATATTGGGGTGCGAGGCATCGCAGTTGGATCTGGAGACCTTCTTCAGGCTGCGCGGAAGGTGCGCGCCGAAGAGGGGATGGATGTTCCTCTCGGGTACGTTCGAGGGCAGCCTCGGGTGGTATCCCCAGATGTTCACGGCATGGGCATCAGGTGCCGATAGGGATGCACGAGCCTTCTCGCTACCGAGCTACACGAACGTCCATCTCTATCCCGGCGGTGCGAACGACCCCGAGATCCAGCGATTGAGAGAGGCTTCGAGCGACGACTTCTTCATGGAGCGGATAGAGGGCAAGCCCAGCCCCCCGAAGGGGTTGGTCTTCACCGAGTTTCGCCCTGACATGCATATCGGTGAGATTTCTTATGAGAAAGGTGAGCCGGTCCATCTCTGGATGGACCCAGGTTATACGGGCGGCTATGCCGTGGAGGTGGTTCAGGTCAGAGGAGAACAACTCTGCGTCATCGACGAGATCTACGAGCAAGGACTCGTCACCGACGAGATCATCGATGTCGCCCGCTCTCGAGAGTGGTGGCCCGACGTTAAGTTCGGGGTCATCGACATCGCCGGTACGCAGCACCAAGCGATGGCGGCACCGACGGAGGTCTGGCTCCAACAGACCGGACTCTACCTCTCCTCCCAAAAGGTGAGGATCAACGAGGGAACGGAGCGGCTCAAGGGCTGGCTGAAGATCAACCCGAAGACACACGCCCCCCGTATGGTATTCTCGCCGAGATGCCACGGTATCTTGTCTGAATTCGGCTCTGCGCCGAACCCATTCGATGGACAGACCAAGGCATACCGCTGGAAAACCGACAGAGATGGGTCTATCGTCGGGGACGTGCCAGAGGACAAGAATAATCACGGCATCAAAGCCATGATCTACGGGCTTATCGACCGGTTCGGATACGGATACGTCCAAGATAGAGAACATATCCGTGTCAAAAGGTGGGCATAGGTGGCGAGAAGACGGCCTGAAGACATCGTAGCCCTCGTAGATGGGCACTATGACGCGACCGAACCGCTGCGCCAGCGCATGCAGGACGATCACGCCCTCTATCGCCTGGAGCCGTATAACGCCGGGGAAGGCTATCAGTCCTACACGTCGAACGAGCCGCAGACCTATGCGGAGAAGGTGATCGGCTGGATAGCAGGGGCCGATATGACGGTGCGTATCCCCCATGACGGAGCAGACCCGGAGCTAAGGGAACGCAACGACATGAAGGAGCGATTCCTGATAGGCGTGGAACGGGCCGCGAACGAGCGTCTCTCCCGCATGATGCTACCGGAGATACGAGACCAACTTGCCTGGTACGTCACGGTGCGTGGCTGGTACGCAGGCAGGGCACTGCTGGCGAAGAGAGATAACGGCTCGACCTACGTGGACATCACCCCGTGGGACCCACTTCATACCTATTGGGGAACGGGGCCGGAAGGTCTGGAATGGGCCTGCTACAAGGTTCCGAAGACGAAAGACCAGATATTCTCCCAGTACAACATCAAGATCGACTGGGATGCGCCCTACTCTGCCGATGGCATAGATGTCTACGACTTCTATGACAAGGAGATGAACACGATCATCATCCACAACGGTTCCGATAGGAATCCGTTGCTACGGGTGGTGAAGAAGCAACAGCGCCACGGCGCTGATCAGGTGCCCGCCTTCATCGGCCCCATCGGGGCGAACCCCTATATCGTGAGTCTTACCCAGTCTTCTATGAGAGACACGATAGCCGACGTTGGCGAGTCCGTGTTCCGGGCCACGAGAGACCTCTACCCGAAGCACAACCTGATGATGAGCACGCTCTTGGAGTTGACCGCCCGCTCGCGCAGGCAGGGCCTCATCGTCCGCTCCCGCGACGGGACGAAGTCTCTCGACGAAGACCCGTACCTGGAGGGCTCAGAGATCGCCCTTGCCCAGAACGAGAACGTGGAACCGCTCGGGTTGCTGGAGATGGCGAAGGAGACAGGTGCCTTCATGACACTCGTCTCCGGCGAGATGCAGCGCGGCTCCCTTCCCTACTCAGTGTACGGCGAGCTTCCCTTCCAACTCTCCGGGTTCGCGATCAATACGCTCAGACAGGGCGTGGAGACCGTCGTATCGAAGTATCTGCGGGGTGTCGAGAAGGCCTATCAGATGATCTTCAACCTGATAGCAGACCAGTATTCTGAGGGAGCGTTCCAGTCCATGGAGATATCGGGCATGGACAGGAACCGTGTCTACTTCACCGAAGAGATAACCACCGAGATGATCAAGGGCACGAGCCAACCGGTGGTCACCCTCGTCGGACAGCTACCGCAGGACGACATGACCCGCTACTCCATGGCCCAGATCGCCCGCGAAGGCCCCACCCCACTACTCTCCGACCGCGCGATCCGAGACCGCATCCTCGCATTACAGGACGCGGATCAGATGGACGACGCCATCAAGGAACAGATGGCCGAGCGCATGCTGCCCGAGGCGGCGCTATGGACCCTCCTGCGTGCGGCAGAGCGCCAGGGGCGATCGGACCTCGCGAAGTTCTACCTCGGCGAATTGATGAGCGTGCTGATGCAGAAGCGTCAGATGGCAGAGCAACGAGCAGCACCCCCAGCGCCGCCACAGCCTCCTATGGGGCCACCTATGCCCGGTGAAGGCCCACCTATGCCTGGCGGAGGTCCGCCCATGGGTCCGCCTCCCGGTGGCCCTCCAACCATGGCACCAGAGGTGATGCCGAACGCCATGATGGGCGTTCCTCCGCCTATGCCCGTACCGCAACCGGGTCCAAACGTGCCACCAGGCACGCCACGTCCAGGGGCTCAGGGAGGTCCGTAGATGCCACATAACACCGACCATGTCCCTGACCTATTCGAGTCTGTCTACACGGGCGCACCGGAAGCTGTCATCTACGATATGTGGTTTGACGACCTGACGTTTGACGCTGCTATGGATAACCATATCAATCAAATATTTGGGTACGGTGATACAGCTACTCTCGATCCCTTTGAGATAGAGAACAATGATCCGTTCGCGGTGGAGAAGGCCGTCTACCAGAAGGGAGTAGAAGCCCGAACGGGCGCTCCCATGATGGGGATGCTGACTCCGTGGGGTCCGAGTCTCGAGCAGAACGAGGTCGATAGCCTCATCGGTCTCTACCCTGGCATAGATGCCCTCGGTGGCGCAGACCCGTACGACTTCGATGCAGCTTTCAACAGTACTGATATGGTACTGGATTATGCCGGTGACGGGATAGATGACCTGCTCAATAGCATCGATGACGCGGCAGTCGATAACGGCTGGATCGATAGTCTCAACTCGATGTGGGATACGGCAGGCGATTGGCTAAACCAACTTAATCCACTCTCACCCGAGATTGCTTATGCCTCACCTCTTGATAGAGTAAGCGCGCCTGAAGAAGATCGTGGAGGCGCATTCGACTGGCTCAATACTGCCGCTGATTTCGTTACGGATACCTTCGAGAACCTAGGTCGTGACATTTTCGGAATGTCATCCGGAATATCAGGAGCATCCGCAAGTCATATGGAGCAAGTGGTCCAAACGACAGCAGCGAACCAGGCCGTGGCCGATCTCCATAGCGATTTTCGTAATACCGAATCTATCACCGAGTTTCTCTCGGATCTCACTGCCTCGCTTACAGACCCGAATCCATGGGCATTGCCAGAGGATGTGCGGATATTCGTCAATCAGTTGCGAGATCAGGGCACATCAAGCTTCGTCATAGACTCGATAGACAACATACTTGGACAGATAGAAAGAACCAATACTACGATTGCTGATGGCGGACCGGGCATTCAGCCAAATCTCGCAATAGACTACTCACCGACCACTGTGTCTAGCGGAGGCGGCGATACTGGTGGTATGAAGAGTGGATACTTACCTTTTGGAGGAGGGGGTCTTGACCAGAGTCTACCGCGTGGAGACCGGCCTGCCGAAGACCTTGCCAGTGCGATGACGTACTGGGGTACGCTCGATGAAGATGATAAGAATGCAGTTAGTGACGCTATGAATGAGCAGCAATTAGGCAATGTCGCCAATGCACTCGATGTTGTTTTCCCCGGATGGAATCCTACTGATCCTGTCTCTACTGCCCTTACCCCTACGACGGATAAGCCTACGCAACCATTGACCGTGACAACCCTTCCTCACGGACCGGAGACAATGACACCTACCCCTACGCCGCTCGATCCCTTAACAGATGTATTTAGAAGTCCAGGGGCAGATATCTCACCGCACTCGATCATATTTGAAAGACAGTTCAACCAGCTAGAAGGCTCCTCTTCACACAATGCACAACAGGTACTTCCACACCTCAGTGCTGATGCTGATGTGCATTACTACCTCACGCGACCTCCATCGGTAAGCGGGGTTACCGATTACGGAGTAATCCCAGAGTACGGATGGGGAGGCGAGACGGAGATGGATGCCGAGCGTGACCAAGACCGAATGACCGACTATGGCAAGTATGTAGGCGACTTCCTCGGTGATATATCTGTGCTGACTAGCGAAGAGACTCGTGAGAGCGTACGTGAGATGGTAGATGCGATGTCAGCACTCGAAGGTCTATCGTACGATGATCACCAACAAATTGTGAGTGAAGCGGGGCCTGATCTGGCGTGGCAACGAGCCGCATTTATAGACCCAACCGATAGTAAAGCTATAAACCGTACCGGTGCGTTGATTGGGACCTACATCTCGCCAAAAGGAGCAGGCCGATACGACATCATAGAGAATCAGAAATTGATGACAAGCGGGCTTTCTTCATGGGTACGCTCTGGCAGATCAGTCGAATCATACCTCCGAGCATATGTGAAATAAGGAGAGAACTATGGCAACGCTCGAAGATATCCTGGCCTCGTATGGTGCTAGCGTCACAGGGATGCAACAACCTGGGCAACAGTTCTATCAATTCGCAAGCGGTATGGCCCCAGGCCCAGCACGGCAAGCTTTCTGGGGGCAACAAGATCCACTAACCGCGAGATGGCAGTTGCGGCAACCTGAATATGGTGGTCAATTTGCCAACTGGCTCGGTGCCTATGGCGCTGGTGGAGGTATAAACCCTGGATTTAATTATCCCGCAGTCCCTACTGGAACGAACCTAGGAGTTACTCCATTAACAGGAGCCGACATCCGTAATAGGGCATATGCCGCCGCTGGCCTGGCAGGGATGACGGCTGATCAATTCTTTGATTACTCTGCCATTCCTAGCTATGGGTCCGCATACTATGGATTGGGGACACCCAATTACGCAGCGATACAAAATCTGACACCGGCGGAGCTTGCTCAATACCGAGAGACCTATGGCACCGGAGCAGAGGCTGGCACGAACGTCCAAAACCTCATCAAGCTTATGGCGATGCAACGCCCCGATGAGATGGGCGGTGAGCGCCAGTATGCTGGAGCCACGGGCCAAGCTATCTCTAGCCTTGTCGATGAACTCTTCACCGCATACATAGGGCAGAATCCAACAGCAGGAGCGGGAAGTTTCCTTCAGTGGTGGCTCGATGCGAGCAAGCCAGCGGTGGCGGCTGGCGAAGGGAAACCGGCTCAGGCAGCGGGGCGGTTGGCATTCGGCGGGTAGGGAGAACATGGCATGGAAGAGAATGTATTCGGTGATTTCCTAGCCAATAGCGACTGGGGTTCGATGCTATTAAGTATGACGGAGCCAGGGTATGTCGCAGGTCTTCCGCAGTACTACAGTTCACTTGCCGGTCAGCGATTCGGTGCAGCTAGCCCGAGCCGCGGACGTTACTTCCAGCAGGCCTACAACGATGTCTTCGGCCAATACATGGGAGCGTGGGGAACCGCAATGCGTGAGGGAAGAGAGCCAGCCTCATTCGAACAATTCCTCGAAACCGACCCATGGACGAAACGGTATGGACAGTTGCCTCAGTTCGAGCGCGGCGTGACCAAGACCTACACCGATCCTAGGACAAGGCACATCTTCTACTAATGGCTCTCACAGACCAAGAAATAGAGGACAGGCGGAAGCGCATCGAAACCCGAGCAGGCGGTCGTGGGTTTTCCATGGATCAGCTAGGGCCACTCGCGCCTGTTGCACGAGCGGCACTTACCGCCCTTGACTATACACGCCATGGAGTAACCGAGGATATCCAGCGTCTCGGTGAGATGCGTGAGACCTACGACGAGCGAGGATTAGGAGGGCTCGCCTCTCATCTCGGGAGAGAGATAGGTAGCGATGTCCTCGACTTCACATCCGATATCAGTAAAGGTCTGATACCGGAGGGGTGGGGAGAGCGTCTCGATCCATCAGATGAGACACAGATGGGATTGCTCTTGGAGCAAACCAAAGAGGATTGGCGTCGCACCGAAGGACGTGAGCCTTCTCTCGAAGAGCAGTACATGATGAAAGCTGACATCCAAGATGCTGCTATGCCGGGACTTACCGAGCGCCGCAAACTCGGCCCATGGGAATTTTCGAATCGTGCACTGATCGAAGTTGGCGCAGATATTCCCACGATAGCAGCAGAGGTAGCACTCACTGGAGGATCGGCAGCGGTGGGCAGGAAAGCCCTTCAAGCGGCTACTAGGGCCAGCGTGAAGATCGCACAGAGCCAAGCAGGCAGAGGTGCTAAACGAGAGGTCGCTGGCCGTGCTGCTGGCAAGGCAGTATCTGTTGCTGGGCATAGCGTCAATCAGATATTCCATATGCCTCGATATACCGATATCGCCGTCGGAGCCACAGTAGGCAGGGCTCTAGGCTTGAGTGTTTATCTTCCTTGGAAGGCGACTACGGGGACATGGAAAACAGGAAGGATGCTTATTGATCCCAGCTTGTATCCGACAACTGAAGGCGGGCTGAAAGTAGCGGTGAACTATTTCCGCCGGGATGCACTGAACCGTGGTGCGCTGGGTTCGGATGTGAACCGCAGGGCAACGAATGTCGTCGAGAAAGCTGCCAGAGAAGGCAAGCTCAATGAGAATACTCAACTTCATTTCGGACAGCGCGGAGCTGACCTATGGCGTAACGAAGCCCTAGACAGTGCTGGTGCAGACGGCACGCCGTGGTGGAGAAGAAGGTTCTGGGGTACACACCCGAAGGGTAGTGATCCTACCCCACCAACAGGCAACGCTATCTATGATTCCTTTAGGCCTGTCGATGCCTCTCCAGAGGGACAGAGGCTACTCAATAAAGATCTATCCAATATGGAAATGATCCACGATAGCGTTGTTCAGATCAGACATAATCTCACTGAGTTCTTGAGAGGGATGAAGGAAGCTCGCTTCGGTGTCAAAGCCAGAGTCGATCCAGAGGCAGTAGAAAAAGCGAGTAGATCGTCTAGGTTTGGCAGACGCGTAGGGGAAACTATCACGACGGTGCAGGATCAATGGCTGAATCGACAGGAAGCATTGATTGCCAAAGCCAGGTCGCAGACCTACTTCTACATCGGCGCTCTCGAGAAAGCAGGCATGTTGCGTTGGAATGTCGGGGGCTACACGGGACGTGCAGCCGAGCAATTCGATGAACAAGCGGAATTAACTCTTGCTAGTGGAAACAGCTTTACCGGACTTGTTAGAGGTAGTGCAACGGACGCTCAGAATCGTGGGAATCATAGCGTCGTGCTGCCTGACATACCATCTGCCGTAGTTCCACCGGACGTAATAGAGGCCACCACTGTCGGAAGTAGGCATTTTGCAGTTCAAAATAGATTATTCGAGGAAGGTATCGGTGAATCTGGGTACACCTTGCGTGGGCATACACGGATAAATGTAGAGTCCATGACGGGACTTCCTACCTACTACCTCGATAACACAGGCAAAGCTGCCGGTCCTATACATCAGGTCGACCGTTACGATGCTGCTGGCAATATCCTAACCACCAGAGACCCAAACACCAACGTGGTCTTCAATCAGACAGAGTGGGTTGCCGATAATCTCGATCCATCCATAGGCGATATCATCGAACACCTTGGCCTCTATAGGTCTCCACTCCGGTCTGTCAGGAACGTTGTACAGCGCATCGATGGGCAGGGGAATCCGATAGAAGGCGACTGGATGAATGCCTACGACGTATTCGAGGAAATGGCGAACATCGCCCGTGAACTCGAGACTGCCCTTAGTGCTGCTGGATCTGGTGTAACCCACGCATTCACTGGTCGGTCTATAAGCTCTGGAGGAACCTATTACCCGAGGAATGCCATGGGTGGGGGAAAGGTAACTGACAGTCATTTCCCAATGGAAGATCCTCAGCCGGAACTCGCATTCAAAATAGATGAGACAGGCCAGTTCCTTCCTACCACCCATAGCAAGAGGCGGCAGTTTACCTCTCAAGCAGAAGGCCAATGGGCTGGGCAATGGTATATCGATCCATCCATGGCGATGGACGACTACGCCACCTATGTCGCCAGGCACATCATGGCGGTCAAGTCAGGCCAATTCGTTTCTCGTGTAGCTGATGCATACGACATCCCTAATGGAACAGTTGATGATCTGCTAAAGGATAGCGACGGGTATCAGCATCTCCTGAAACAGGGCCAGGAGCTTGAAGATGCTCTCGCGTATGCGGTAAAGCGTCAGCGCGATATCAATCCAAAAGGTACGGGACAGAAGATAAACAAAGCCGAAAAACTTTTCCAGAGTATGAATTATTGGCTTCGTTTACGTCCTATCTACGGTAACAACGATGTCGGGATGAATAAGACCATCTTCGAGCACCTGGATACTCTTCAGCAGCAGGCCAATGAGTGGGTAAAAACAGTAAAAGCAGCGAAGGGCGAGTGGGCTATCGCGACTAGAGATGTGCTTCGAATATCGAATGCAATGACAGCTTATAAAAAGGCTGTTGACGACGCGAAGGAAGCCGTACTCAAAGACTACAAAAGCATTTCCGGTGTCGCTGAAGCTACCGGCACGGGCCTCGAAGGATTGTATTTCCCCAAGGTCTTAGCTCAGTCCATATTGTCCTCGAACCTCGTTCGTGAAAAAGCCAGTGATGCTATCTTTTTGGCTAGGGTCAACTCGTACATGAGGATGGTCGGTGCCACAGGTGACTTCAGCGCTTTCGGCATACAGGGATGGACAGGGGTTCTAGGGGATACCCTTGATCGTGCCGGAGTGATAAATCTGCGTACTGGTGCGAATGAGATAAAGATCGATAGGCGAGGGGACGCCTTCACTGCGCTCAGAGCAAGCTGGGATGCTTTTGGTAACAATGGAGACCAAGTTGTCGGTGAGTACTTCTGGCGGCAGGAGCAGATGGCCCTCCAGATGGGCACGCTAACTCCGACAGATGCTGCGAATGCTGGCCTCGCGATACTGAAGAATGCACCAGACCTTAATTACACTAGCGCTGCGGGACTTCGCTCTCTACCCGGAATCAAAAAGTTCGACAGAGTATTTACGCACTACGGCAACGTATTTCGATATGAGCGCTTCGATACCGATATGGCTATCGAGATGATGCGTACGGGCAAGACCGCGCAGCAACTAATCCAAGATGGTACTGCTACCGAGATAGCTACGGTTGCAAACTTCATGTCAGGTGTGGGGAGACGTGGGTTTCTCGGCACGCCTGGTCAGATGCTGTTGTTCGCCCCTCGTTTTCTCCATGCACGCATGAAGATGCTCTCTCTTGCAGCACAAGGATTGATGCCAGGGGTTACGAAGACTACGCAGCAAAGGGTTGCGGCTCAACATCTGAGCAGGGCATTCGGCAATGCTACCTATCTGACATTCATGATCAATGAACTGTTGGGGGAAGAGACCGATATCAACCCGTTCGTTAGGAATCAAGCCACGAAACAGTGGTACTTCAATCCCAACTTCTTGCGTGTCCATGCCGGACCGATAGATGTCAGCCTTTTGGGGCCATGGGATGGCATGCTGAGACTTACGACGCTTCCTCTCTTGATACTTGCGAATGTGGGTCAAGAGGGTTGGTCAAGCCTCTCGGCTCTACGCAGTGCTGTCAGTGCGCCAGGAACTGGATACGGTCTGGATATGGCTTTCGGATCGGATGTTATCGGCAGAAGCACGGCACCGCCGAAAGATTCTTCTCTAGGGGAACAAGCTGCATGGTTTCTTGACCAATTCGCTGAACACCTAACACCTTTCGCCTGGTCCGAGTTTGCCTTCAGTCAGCCAGGCCAGCAATCGATTGTAAGCAGAGTGTTCGGTGGTTTTAATGAGCTAACGAGCGACCCCCTGAAGGGCATCGGCACGATAGCCGCCGGAGTAGGCCAGACTGCCGGACAGCTTATGGGTGTTAAGAGCGCATACGAGACTATCAACGAAGCGAAGAACGAGGCATACAACGATATCCTCGAGAACATGAACCATGAGCAGAAGTTACAGGTCTTCGGCGTTGATACGGGCGCGATGACCGAGGAAGAGATGGAGCAGCTTTGGGCGCAGGCAGGCGAAGCCTGGTGGAAACGTGCCGTCGATATCGGAGAGGACTGGAGTGTCAGCATCTCGTTCCGGGGACGCCTCGGCGATCAGGTTCCTAAGTGGGAAGACATAGCGAATGACCACAAGAAGAAGATCAAAGAGATGATCTCCAGCGGAGCATTCAAAGACGTGATGACTCCCGAAGAGATGGCTGACTTCGAGTCGAGGATCAACGAACGCAGAGCGCGCAGTGCAAGTGCCTATGATCAGTACAAGCTAGAGAGAGAGGCAATAGATAGGCGACAGCTAGATGCGGTGCGAGCGATTGAAGATGCTTATAACAACCCTGACCCAGGATGGCGAAAGGGGTTGATTACCGTTACTTATATCAATGAGGACGGGGAACAAGTCACTGAGGATGTAAACCTATGGCCTGGAGATCTCAAAGCGTATTCAAAGTATATGAGAACGGTGAATGGCAACTTCGCCAAAGCCAGGCGTATCCTTACTGCACCGGGAGGTACGTATTACAAAGTAGTTGAGGATTTGTTCGGTGAGGGTGAACTATCGAGAAACGTCAGTGAATGGGACGTAGATATCTACGATGCAGCCCAGTATTTCTATTTCGACACCTTCTATGAAGAGACGAAAGATAAAGAAGGCAAAATCCTGCCGTCGATAGTAAGTGGTCTCGACGGAACGATTGATTGGAATCTGAAGGACAAGAAGACCGAACACTGGTACAAGATGATGGAGGAACGATACCCATCGATAGCTAGAGAACGGCTAACGAGATATCTCTGGCGTGTAGAAGACTCGATGGTAAAGGATTCGCCGCCACTTACAGAAACGCTATTCGAGATGCAGAAGTACATCAGCAGGCAACCCCTGGTCGATGGGAATACCTACTATGAATTCGACAATATAGGGATCGACTTGCTAACGAAAGCCAGCGGTCTCGATCGAGAGACGGTAGAGAACTTCTACATCCAATGGAAAGCGGCAGGTAGTGATGCCAAGAAAAATATCGCTACGGAAGCGAGATCAGCGGGTATCATAAATCTCGAAGATATCGACCGTTTGCGACAGACATATATGGATAGCTACTTCAATATGAGAGATGCCGCAGCACAGAACTTACGAGGAACAGAGTATCAGACAGAGAGAGAAGGTCGAGCGCTTATTGAGAGCATGCTCGCGATTCTAGACAAACGCTACAGCACCAATAAAAAGCCCTATAGTCGACGGGCACAAGAGGCATTTTCGATACTTGAGCGACATCGTAGGGGCGATAAGCTGATACCGAATATGACGGAGTTCGTGATAGCTGTCAGTGAAGGCACCACCTTGGAGCCATGGCGAAAGACTTCAGAAGAAAGAACGCTACCAAGAACTAAGGTTACGGCAGGGGCTATCCTAGCGCCTTGACTTTATTTTAAGACAAAGTCGAGACTAGAACCGAAGGAGTAGGAAATGGTAATGACAACGGACCCGATCAACGAAGAGCAGCCGGAACAAGCTGTTCCATCAACCACGTTAGATCTAGGTGATGCCGATGCACCTGAAGAGCAACGGCAACCGGAAGAGGTACAAGAAGCTCCAGTCGTAGAAGCAGGACCGACAGAGGTAGTCCCTGGGGCTCCGGCTGAACCAGGGGCACCAGCCCTCGATGAAGATGGCACTCCGTCATTAGACCCTCCGCAGGAGATGCTACCTGGCAATCAAGTACAAGAACTCGTGGAGTTGCAGCGCCTCCGACAGGCGAATGCCCAGAAGGAATGGCAGCAGCAACTCATGCGTGAAGCTCAGACGGTTGAGCGCAGGGCACAGGAACAGGGTGCCGACCCACAGAGTGCTCGACTGGTAGCTAGGCAACACCTCGCTCACGCACAGAAAGCCAGAGACCAAGATGCGAAGGCTCTCGACCTCGTCGGTTTCGTAGAAGGCAGGAATAATGCTGCGATGCACTATGCACAGAAGTACAACCTGCTGCCTAAACAAGCGCTTGCAGATATCCAGGCTCTGACGAGGAGCAGGACTCCTCAAGAGATGGATATCGAAGCTAAACGTATCGCCCAATTCCGCTCTCAACGAGCGGAGATAGACAGGCTGAAGCAGGGCCGTGTCGGACCGCAGACTTTCGACAATAGTCAGGGATCGGCGGAGGTCACGACCAATCAGGACCGTTTGCTGGACGCCTACATCAACGGCGATAGGTCAGAGGCGGCAACAAGGGCCGCACGACGTTTGAATTTCGGGAGTTAAAGGAGACTTCCTATGGCAACGACCGCAACGACTGGTAATCTCGAGAATGCTCAGAGGATCATCCTTGCTTCGGCGAGGTACACCGAAGAGCACAACGCCCCTGCACTAGCTCTTATCGAGCCATTCAGCCTTCCAAAGGGTGCCAAGCAGGTAACGGTGCCCAAGGTTGGGCAGATGTCGATGAGCGACCTTCAAGACGGTATCGATATCATCGATGAGGAAGACATCGGAATGACCACGGTAGACCTCACCGCATCCGAGGTGGGAGCCAAGGTCATCTTGACCGACAAGCTGGTCCGGCAAGCCGCAGACAACGTGTTCTCCATGATCGGCAGACAACTCGGGGACGGCATGGCCCGCAAGAAAGACGAAGATGTGCTGGGCCTCTACACCAACCTGAACGGCGGGACGAAACTTGGTGCCGCAACGAAGTTCATGAAGGCGTCCAACGTCCAAGCTGTGATCGCCTACGCAAAGGCCAACAAGTTTGGGAACCAACTCTACATCCTCCACCACCCAAACGCAGTTGCTTACCTTTCCAAGGAAGCTGCAACGGTGGCCTCCGCGGTGACCAACGGTATTCCTCATGGCTGGTCTGAAGATCTCCTCGGGAACTTCTGGAGTGGCCTTCGCCCTATGAACGGTGTCTCTATCTTCGAGGATGGGAACATCACCGAGGACTCTGATGGAGACGGTATCGGTGTCATCGCTGACAAGACGGCGATGGCGTCACTGACCAGTGTTGATACCCGCACTGAGCGTCAGCGAGACGCATCCCTTCGGGCAACCGAAGTGGTGATGACTGCGGACTACGGAGTATTCGAGCTTGATGACAGCCGTGGAGCAGGCATCACGTTCGATGTCACCACACTCGCCAGTAATAACTAGGATCTAGGAGTAGGTCTTGGCAGGAATAACAGAACGAAACAAGATGCAGAATGAGTTGGTAGGAATAGGCTACTCATTGAGATATATAGACGAGTGGCAGCCAAAGACCATACTGTACAGACACAAAGCTTCTTATTTCGCAGAAGGAGGGATCGCAGATGGTGTGGGAACCTTCATAGAGAATGTTCCCGGCAACCCCGATTACGTGATGAAGAAGTCAAAGATCGGCTTATTCACCTGGCCTCCTAGCGATACCTGTGAATGCCAATGGTGCAAGGAGCGAGCGGCGGTAGGGACACCTGCCGCCCCGACTCCCCAGGAAGAACCGGAGCCCGTAAGAAAAGGGACGAGGCAGATGGGGCCTCACTTCAAAGCTAGCTAGGTGTAAAGAAGGCCGTGCCTAGCGATATATCAACAACGGCGTTCACAGGACGTTGAACCTGTAGAAGGAGAAGATATGGCATTCCCGACGACGGTTTATTTGAGTTATGGACAGGAGAAAGTTGAGACTTCTGCACAGAAGCAAAAGCTCGGAACGCGTGCAATGCTTCCTGATGGCAGAGTGTTTTACTACGCTCAGAATAGTTCCGCTGCTATTGGTACCGCAGGATTTATAGTAGATGGTAAGGCACTAGCGGGCGATCACGACATGGACCTGACCCTAATTTTGGCTCACAGTGTTGGTGATACAACCATCAGTCTTGAAGTACCCACTACAGACCTAACCAAAGACCAGTACGCAGATGGATATCTAGTCTTTAACGATGAAGCTGGAGAGGGCGAGCTCTACCGAATCAAGTCCCACCCCGCCCATGATGCATCTGACGACAACACGGTAATAATCACGCTTGATGAGCCAGACGGTCTTAGAACTGCACTGACCACCTCCACTGAGGCTCAGTTGGTTTACAACCCTTATACAGAGGTGAAGAAGATTGACGGTGATGGCACTCAGACAACTGGGCCGCTTGGTGTAACAACTATACCTGTAACGGCTAGTTACTATTGCTGGCTCCAGACTTCAGGCATTTCCTCGGTTGCAGTTAGTGGTACTACGGTACTAACCCTTGGTGATTCCATTGAAGTGTCCCAAGTATCAGGGCAGGATGGTACGGCTACCCTACAAGATAGTTCTGGGGCAACTGACCTTATTTCTATCGGAACTGCTATGGGAGTTGCTTCTATAGCTGGTGACAAGGGGCTGGTTATGTTGAATATTAGGGCGTAAGGAATAGGGCATAGATGCAGGAGTTATGGCTACCTGAGGGGGGGCGGTATATCCGTACCACCCCCCTTGGGCGGAATAAGGAAACAGGCGGAACTATCGTCTCCAAGCAGATGGAGGTGCATTACACCGACACGTTCGGTGTAAAGCATAAGCAGAAGATAGTTGTGATGGCTGATGAGTTCACCAGCGATGCCGAGATAGAAGATCAGATGGGCTATGCGGCTGAGAACTACATCAGAGACGCGAAGCAGAAGTACAACAAGCGACCTGCTACTCACGCCGAGATGAAAGAGGCAGGCAAGGCGCTTCATGACTTTAGAGTGCATCGCGACCGTAGGGCTGAGAGCACCAATAACAAACTGTATTACTAGGAAGAGGAAATGGATCTACAGATAACCAGCGACGATGTCCAGGCCGTGCTGAATACCGACCCGATCATGACGCTCAAGGTGCAGAACCATGCTCTTGCCAGGCAACTGGAAGCGACCAACCTCGCTTTCGAGAGTGCCATGCAAGAGAATGTTCGACTGACCGAGGAGCTAGAGAAGGCTAAGAACGGGCACGGTCAGAAAGGGAAATAGTCATGCCAAAAGTAGGTGGTAAGAAATTCCCCTATACCTCTCGTGGCAAAGAGGCTGCGAGCAAATACGCCAAGCGTACTGGGCAGAAGATGACCAATAACAAGAAGAAGAAGAAGGGTGGGTACTAGCGATGCCGTCCCAAGAGCCTAGCAAGTTGAGCAAGGAACAGAAGGAACGGCTCAAAGATCCTCGATTCATCATCGCTGCTCGAGCCGTAAAGCCCCAACGGGGCCGCAAGCTCAGAAAGCCCACTCGTTAGGTAAGAAGGAAATGCAATGCCTGCGATACAAGGGAGAACCCGTGAGCAATTAAGGCAGCACGTAGGCCGTGCTGTCGGTGGTCTCTATGTGTCTGCTGCTACTGAAAGTGGTAGCACAACAACGCTTCTCGATAACAGCATCGTTCTCGGCGGGGCTGATACCCAGATAGGCAAATGGATACGCTTCACTAGTGGCAGTAACGACACCCTTACGAGGCGGATCACTGACTCATCAATCACGAACAACGTCACCACCCATACGTTCATGCCTGCCGCTACGGCTTCAACGGCTTCAGAATCGTATGAGTTGTGGGACGGCGCTTATAGTCCTGACCACATAGATGACTTCATCAACCAGTCCATCCTGGCTGCGACGGGCTGGGTCTACGACCCCATCGAAAACATCACGCTGCACGGCGATGGGAAGCAGGTTCGATTCGATATCCCGTCAGGTATCTCGATGATCTCCAAGATCGAGTACCGGGCCAGGATAAGCAGTGCAAGTATCCATACTTGCGGTGTTACGTTCGATGAGTCTACTGATGCCGAGATGACGCAGGCGGTAGATAGCAAGGAC